AGCTAACGTAAATGTGATTGTTAAATTTAACGAGCATTTCTATATCGATCCAACAGGAGTATAAATAATGGCAATTAATAGAGCACAATTAGCGAAAGAATTAGAGCCAGGTTTAAACGCCTTATTTGGTATGGAATATGCCCGATATGAGGCCGAGCATCTCGAGATTTATGAAACTGAATCTTCAGATAGAGCTTTTGAAGAAGAAACACTAATCGTTGGGTTTGGTAACGCCCAAGTAAAAGCTGAAGGTAGTGGAGTCAGATTTGACAACGCTAACGAAGGTTATACTTCACGTTACACTCACGAAACAGTGGCTCTTGCTTTTGCTCTAACAGAAGAAGCTATTGAAGACAATCTTTATGATAGACTTGGAGCAAGATATACCAAAGCCCTAGCAAGATCTATGGCAAATACAAAGCAAATCAAAGCTGCTTCAGTATTAAACAACGCGTTTAGTACAACAGGTGGTGATGGTAAAACTTTGATTGCAACAGATCATCCGCTTGGAGGTGGAGGTTCACTAGCGAATAGAGCCACAACTATGGCGGACTTAAACGAAACTTCTCTTGAAGATGCATTAATTGGTATCTCTACATTTACAGATGATAGAGGTCTTAATATTGCATTAAGAGGAATGAAGCTTATTGTCCCACCACAGTTAGTCTTTGTTGCAGATAGACTACTCAACAGCCCAGGTAGAGTTGGTACTTCAGATAACGATATTAACGCTATCGCGAATATCAACAGCATGCTTCCTGAAGGCTATGTAGTTAATCATTACCTAACTGATACAGATGCATACTTCATCAAAACTGACTGTCCAGATGGATTTAAGTATTTTGAAAGAAGTCCTATGCAAACTGCATTAGAAGGTGACTTTGACACAGGCAATATGAGATACAAAGCTAGAGAAAGATACTCTTTCGGTTACTCAAACTTTAGAGCCGTATACGGTTCTCAAGGAGCTTAAGGAACGGTTTATTGTAGCGTTTCTCACTCAACTACAATTTCAAGGGAGCTTAGGCTCCCTTTTTTTTGTTGCTTAGTTTGTATTGTGGGTGTAAACTCAAGATAGTTTTAAATTAATTAGCTTAATGAGGATCGATTCGATTTCCATTAATACAAGTAAAGGAGTTCATAATGGCTAATCCACATTTTCAAAACTTAATCTTATGGGCAGGTAATACTGTTGCTACGGAGCACAAGAAAAACCAGCCTATGTTTGCACCATATCCATCAGATCAAACATTTTATATGTATCATAATGATTTTTTTACATATAACTCTGGTGATTGGACTATAACAACTACTGAGGCTGGTACTGGTAGTGCATCTGAAGCTGTAACATCTTCAGCAGGTGGAGCTTTATTGCTCACTAATGCTGCAGGTGATAACGATTTAGACTTTTTACAATTAAAAGGTGAAGGGTTTAAATTAAGCACAAGTAAGAAAGCATACTTTTCTGCTAGATTTAAAGTAAATGATGTAGACCAATCTGACTTTGTTATGGGTCTTGGTATAACAGACACAACACCTCTTGATACAACAGACGGTGTTTTCTTTATTTCTGCAGACGGTGATGCAGGTTTAGATTTCTTAGTTGAGAAAGATAATACTGCTACTACTACAGAAGATGTAGCAACTATGGCAGATGATACTTTTATCACAACAACATGGTTTATTGATCCAGATGCTTCAAAAGTATTTTATTCAATTAATAATGCTGCTCCAGTTGGTGTTGCAATCACAAACTTACCAGATGATGAGGAACTAACCGTATCATTTGGTATTCAAAATGGTGAGGCTTCAGCACAAACTATGACTATTGACTACGTTGTAGCAGCAGTAGAAAGATAGGAGTAAACAATGGCAGATACAGTAACTTCACAAACTATTCAAGATGGTGAAAGAGTTGCTATCTTAAAGTTTACTAATGTATCAGACGGTACAGGAGAATCAGCGGTAAAAAAAGTTGATGTTTCAGCTTTAACTACTAACAGCAAAGGTGAATCTTGTACGAGTGTTTCAATAGCTCGTATTTACTGGGCATGCGTTGGTATGAGAGTAAATATAGAGTTTGACGCTAGCACTAATGTCTTGGCCATGCCATTACCTGCAGATAGCACAGGAGATGAATATTATGATTTATTTTCTGGCATACCAAATAATGCAGGTTCAGGCGTAACTGGTGATATAGACTTTACAACAGTCGGCCACTCAAGTGGTGATGCTTATTCAATTATTCTTGTTTTAAATAAGAATTATTAATGAATGGCAGAGTACAAAGGCAAAACCGTAACTCTAAATAAACCAAGGGCTATCCGCAAAGGTAGCCCTGGTTATGGCAAAAAACGAAAAGAAGTCTTTGTAAAAAATCCCGCAACAGGAAAAGTTAAACGTATTGCTTTTGGTGATGCTAAATTAGGTATGCACAAAAACGATCCAAAACGTAAAAAATCCTATTGTAAAAGAAGTGAAAAGCTTGGTAATGACCGTATGAAGGCTAATTATTGGGCTAGAAGAGATTGGGATTGTTAAATGGCAAAAAAACGCGATCCTAAGGTTGGGACAGGTAAAAAACCAAAAGGTAGCGGTAGAAGGCTATATACAGATGAAAATCCTAAAGATACCGTATCAATCAAATATGCTACGGTACAAGACGCTAGAGATACAGTAGCGAAAGTAAAACGTACAAGAAAACCTTTTGCAAGACTTATTCAAATATTAACTGTAGGTGAGCAACGATCCAAATATGGTGGTAAGCCAAGACAAGCTGAAATATTTAGACGTGGTAAAGACTCAATACGTAAAAAATTTGGTAGAACTAAATAATGTATCCTGTTTATAACAAATTTTATTACAAACCTCTACCAGATTGTATTGAAGTTAAAAAAAGTCCAATAGAAGGATTTGGTCTGTTTGCTGTAGATAATATTCATGAAGAATTTGATTTAGGTATGTCACATATAAAAGTGCCGATTATTCAAGGATATGTTAGAACCTCTATAGGAGGCTTTTTAAATCACTCAGAAGATTCTAATTGTTACCTTAGCGAAGAGCTAGACTGGGACGATTATAGAGTTTATAACGTAATAACATCAAAAAAAATTAGTGTTGGCGAGGAGCTTACGCTAAACTATCACTTAGACGGATTAAATTATGGCTAAAGAAAAATTAAAAAAAGTTATTAAGGGTTTGCAAAAAGCAAGTAAAACTCATGCAAAACAAGCTAAAACCTTACAGTCATTAAAAATGAAAAAAGGTGGTGCAGCTAAAAGCAAAGGTAAAATATGTCCAGAGGGTAAAGCTTGGGCGAAAAGAACTTTTGATGTTTATCCTTCTGCGTACGCAAATTTAGCTGCTTCTAAATACTGTAAAGATCCTAATTATGCAAAAAAAGCAAAAGGTGGTAAAAGGAAAGGCAAAAGATTTGGTGGTCCTATTAGAGGACAAGGTATTATTATGTCGGATAGGCTTAGATGAGCAAAGGTCAATTACAAAGCTGGTTAGATCAAGACTGGGTACGATTAGGAGCAGATGGTTCTATAAAAGGCTCATGTGGTGGTAGAAAAGAAGCTGAAGGTAAGCCAAAATGTATTCCTAGAAGTAAAGCAAATAGATTAAGCAAGTCACAAAGAGCTAAGTTAGTTGCTAGAAAAAGAAAAAAAGATCCAAACCCAAATAGAAAAGGTAAACCTATTATGGTTTCTAATAAATTAAAATCAGGAGGCAAAGTGAAAAAACTAAAACCGATACCCCCAGGCAACAAAGGTTTGCCTAAATTACCAAAAGAAGTCCGTAATAAAATGGGTTATTTTGTTGAAGGTGGAAGAGCTGAAAAAAAGAAAGGTGGCAACATAGCTAGAGGTTGTGGTAAAGTTATGTCTAATAGGCGTAAATATACAACCATAAGTTAGGAGATAAATATGCCAAAGAAAAAATCAACAGTTGATCCAAAATTGCAAGCAAGATTGGATGCTAAAGTAAGACCAGATAAGCCAGTTAAGGAAGATCGTATTTATTACAATATGAAACCTAAAAAGGCACCTGCTAAGAAAACAACAAAAAAAATTAAAAAGGGCTGATTATGTTTAAAAGAACTAAAATGTATAGTGTAGGCGGCGGTGCAAAAAAAGCTAAAGGCATGGCAAACGGCGGTGCTATGAAAGGAGTAAAAGGCAAAGCTAATGGTGGAGCCATGAAAAAAGTTAAGGGTAGAGCTAATGGTGGAGCCATGAAGGGAGTAAAAGGCAAAGCTAATGGTGGAGCTATGAAAAAAACAAAAGGTATGGCAAATGGTGGAGGAATGAAAAAAACTAAATATTCTTCTAAAGGTGGTAAAATATAAAAAGGGGAACCCTTGTCATACTTAATATCAAACGTACCTCAGTTTAAATGCTGGGTAAGAAAAGAATTTACAGCAAATCATCAACAATATCATGGTGAATATCTACACGCTTTAGCTTTTGCTGTAAATACAATACCAGACCGATCTTTATCATTTCAAGTAGTATTTACTGGTTGTGAAACTGATTTTGACGGTTATCCTGATGAAAATGTCCATGGCGGTGCTATGTGGGCACGTATGCCAATACAAGCTCTGATAGCAGATATACCGTTACCTGATTGGCCAAAACCTATGGCAGATCATTTATCTCAACCTTGGGATTGTTTAAGTCACAATCATTCAGTAGTAATTTTAGATAGAGTTAGTTCTTCCCCTTGGGTTTGTAAAATAGATGGTGAATTTTATACTGGAACATATATGTTTACGGTTGATTATACTGATAATAGTATCGCAGATGATCCTGCACAACATAAACAAAGTCATGTGATATACTTGACTGATGCTGGTGAATATACTGGTAATTTTGTAGCTTTGCCTAATAATAGAGTAAGAGCAACAAATCCAGCTTTATGGCGTACTGGTGAAGGTGCACCTGATTTTTCACCCAGCCAGTGGGTTCACTCAGCAGAAAAACACGATAGTTATATGGATGCAAGCATAACTTTTGATAATTTATATAATCAGGAGGATAATAAATAATGGCATTATCAGGTAGTACAAATTTTGAGCCTAACGTAGCAGAGTTTGTTGAGGAGGCTTTTGAAAGATGTGGTTTAGAACTACGCACTGGTTATGATCTAAAAACCGCACGTAGATCTATAAATCTTATGCTTGCTGAGTGGGCAAACAGAGGCTTAAACCAGTGGACTATAGAGCAAGCTACACAAACTGTAACAGAGGGCACAACTGATTACTCTTTAAATGCAAATATAATAGATATTTTAGATGTTGTTCTACGTAGAACAATTAATGAAACACAAACAGATATTAGTATGAATAGAGTTAGTAGGTCTGAATATATAAATATTCCAAATAAAACCACTAAAGCTAGACCTTCACAATTCTTTTTAGATAAACTATCTACACCTACATTAAAAATATGGCCTGCACCAGAAAACTCAACAGACATACTTGTATTTAATAAAATAGTAAGAATGGATGATGCAGATAAAGCAACAAATACTATGGATATGCCGTTTAGGTTTTTCCCTTGTTTTGCAGCAGGCTTAGCTTATTACATATCACTAAAAAGAGCACCAGAGAGAACTGCACAACTCAAAGCTTTATATGAAGAAGAATTTAGAAGAGCAGCTGATCAAGACGAAGATAGAGCATCTTTTAATATTAGACCAAGTATTAGGATGATGTAATGGCTTATGCTACTGGTAAATTTGCAAAAGCTTTGTGCGATAGATGTGGCTTTGAGTATAAATTACTAGAACTAAGAAAAGAGTGGAACGGTTTAAAAGTTTGTCCTAAC